CTCAACATGCAAGACGTAGATGACAGTGAGCTTAAAGGTTACTGGGATAAGACCATGGGCAAAGGTCGTGTGTTTATGTATGACCACTTCGGTAGTACCAGTGAGGATAACTTACTCTCTAAGGTACGCTACCTAGCCAAAGGTTTGGACTGTAAGTGGATTGTACTGGACCACCTGTCTATCGTAGTCAGTGACCAAGAGGTTATGGATGAGCGTAAAGCTATCGATAGTATCATGACTAAGCTACGACAGCTAGTACAGGAAACAGGCATAGGCTTGTTCCTTGTTTCTCACTTGCGTAGACCAATGGGTAAGGGTCATGAAGAAGGTGGACAGATAAGTCTATCAGAGCTTCGTGGTTCAGCCAGTATTGCACAGCTCTCCGACATGGTGATTGGCTTAGAAAGAAATCAACAAGCAGAGGACCCAGTTGTTCGCAACACTACGATACTTAGAGTCTTAAAGAATAGATTCAGTGGACTCACTGGTCCTGCATGTTCTCTACACTACGACAAAGAAACTGGTAGAATGAAGGAAACAGATTCAGTGGGAGAATTTTAATGAAACAAATTATACTAGACATAGAAGCGAACGGTCTTAGACCTGACACTATATGGTGTATAGTTGCTAAGGAGGTAGAGTATGGAACTGTTAATGTCTTTATTGGCGAAGATATTTTTAGCTTTCCTGATTGGGTACGTGATAATAGTATTACTCACATTTGTGGGCATAATATTATTGGATATGATTTACCCGTCTTGGAAAAGATTACGGGATTCAGATGGCAAGAAGCTATTCAAGACACGCTAGTCATGTCAAGACTTGCCAACCCTAACAGGGAAGCAGGTCATTCACTAGAGTCATGGGGTAACAGGCTTGGCTTTAGCAAGGGCGACCACTCTGAATGGGGTGAGTTCTCTTGGGATATGGTTGAGTATTGTAAGCGTGATGTTGAGTTAACTGAGAAGGTATACGAAACATTGACCAAGGAACTGTCAGGTTTCAGAGATGAGAGCATCAAGCTTGAGCATGATGTGGCTCGTATCATAACCAAGCAGATAGAGAATGGTTGGTTTATTAATGAGCGTGAAGCTAACCTATTACTTGGTGAGCTTAGAGAAAAGCTACATAATGTAGAGGTTGATGTGCGTAATACATTCAAGCCACTACCTGTGTGGATAGACTTACAGCATCCCGGTGACAAGTGGTACAACAAGGATGGCAGTACATCCAAGCGTGCACAAGCACAGCTAGACAAGGGTGCTCATTATGAAGCAACAGATGAAAGTGTGAGGAGTAAGTGGGGTTACTATATATACCCTGAGTTTAACCTTGGCTCTCGTCAACAGATAGCTAGGTACCTTCAACACTTTGGTTGGAAACCTACTGAGTTTACAGAGAAAGGTAACACGATTGTCAACGAGCGTGTACTCAATGAGGTAGACTTACCACAGGCTAAACAGATAGCCGAGTATCTTATGTTACAGAAACGTGTAGCACAGGTGCAGAGTTGGGTAGATTCAATAGAGATTGATGGTAGAGTACGTGGCTATGTCAATCCTATCGGTGCTGTGACTGGTCGTATGACACATGCTAGACCTAACCTAGCACAGGTACCTGCATCCTATTCACCTTACGGTGCTGAGTGTCGTAAGCTATGGACCGTAGAACATGGTAACTTCCTAGTAGGTATGGATGCCAGTGGTCTTGAGTTACGCATGCTCGCCCACTATATGAATGACCCTGCCTATACTCGTGAGGTATTAGATGGTGACATTCATACTGCTAACCAAAAGTCTGCCGGTCTACCTACTCGTGACCAAGCCAAGACTTTCATCTATGCTTTCCTATATGGTGCAGGTGATGAGAAGATTGGTAGCATTGTAGGTGGTACATCTGCTGATGGTAAGGAAGTGAAGCGTAAGTTCCTTGATAACACACCTGCTCTCAAGTCTTTACGTGAGCGTGTAGCGACAGCATCTAAGCGTGGCTACCTCATAGGCTTAGATGGTAGGCGTATCATAGTAAGGTCTGAGCACTCTGCTCTCAACACTTTACTTCAAGGTGCAGGTGCTATCGTCATGAAGAAAGCTTTAGTCCTTCTTGATAAAAATGCTAGATGGCGAGAGCTTAACTATAAGATTGTTGGTAACATACATGATGAGATACAGACAGAAGTTCTTGATATGGATTCCAAAGCTTTTGGTGAGCTCGCTGTTCTTGCAATAGAAGAAGCAGGTAAAGCCTTTAACCTTAACTGTCCACTGGATGGTGAATACAAGATAGGAGAAACGTGGAATGAAACGCACTAACTTTACATGTGACAACGTAAACCCTAGCCATTACAGGCAAGGCAAGATAGAAGTAATAGACTTTATACTTGACCAAAAGATGGACTACCTAACTGCGTCAGCTATGAAGTATATCTGTAGACATAATCACAAACATGGTGAGGATGGAGATGGTCAGATAGATGACCTAAGAAAAGCAAGATGGTTCATTGAGAAACTAATCGAGCAAAAACTGGGAGCAAAAGATGAGTAATATAGATGACTTAGTTCAAGATATATACGACTTAGCTGAAACAAAGAGTCACCCTGCTAGGGTACCTGCCGAACAAATCTTTAAAGACTTCGGTTCCAACATGGAATCTATACTTAGAGATTGGCTATACCCTAAGGACTATAGCAATGGTACATTAAGGATGTCTAACATTGGACACCCTGATAGAAAGCTGTGGTACAAACACAGGAAAGATAAGTACAAAGGTGAGAGGTTAAGAGCTCACACTTTAATCAAGTTTCTTTATGGTCACTTGATTGAAGAGATGATACTAGCTTTGGTCAAACTCTCTGGTCATGATGTAACAGATGAACAGAAGAGAGTAGAGCTTGAAGGTATCAAGGGTTCAATGGACTGTAAGATTGATGGTCTATTGTGTGATGTAAAGTCTACATCAACCTATGGCTTCAAGAAATTCAAAGAGAACAGTCTGCAACATGATGACCCCTTTGGATACATAGACCAAATCAGTGGCTATGGTCAGGCTGAGGGTGCTGATGAAGCATGCTTCCTAGCCATGGATAAATCAAACGGACACCTAGCTGTATCAAAGGTGGACCTGTTAGATAAAGATGTAGTAAAAAGAATCAAGCATGTTAAGGAGATGATAGAACTAGATACAATTCCTGAACCATGTTATGACCTAGTGCCTGATGGTAAGTCAGGTAACATGAAGCTTCCAGTAGGATGTTCTTACTGTGAGTATAAGAAACATTGTTACCCTAACATGAGAGTCTTTGCCTATTCAAGTGGTCCAAGATTCTTAGCGGTAGTTAATGTAGAACCTAAAGTAATGGAGATTAGAAACTATGAGTAAGGAATATAAATTAATAGTAGCAGATGTACGTAGCTTTGAAGCACAAGTTAACAGAGGTTTAGAAACTGGATGGGACTTACAAGGTATTCCATTCTATGATGGCTCTAGGTTTATTCAAGCTATGATTAGAGAGAAGTCTAAGAAGAAGGATAAATAATGGAGTGGAGATACAGGGGTATGATGGACAAGGATGGTGTCTGTACTGTACGAGAGGTGTTCTATGAACCTGATGGTACAATCAGTAGCTTTGCTGTCGACCCTTCCTATCCTACAGGTGACAGTCCGGATGAGCTGATAACACACATGGCTCTGATGTTGGAAAGTCTACAGCAACCATTCTTACTTGAAGGAGATTTTATACCTGAGGGTGATGATGAACTACAATTTACTTTTGTTAGAGAAGATGAAAAAAAATACCACTAAATATAGGAACAAGTTTGAAGCCGGTATTGGTGAGAAGCTAACCGGTTGGAACTATGAACCATACCACATACCTTACATAACTAAACGTAAGTATGTACCTGACTTTACTAAGGGTAACATCTTAGTTGAGTGTAAAGGATTCTTTAGGACTGGTGATACGCAGAAGTACAAGGCTATAAGAGATTCATTACATTCACAAGAGCTAGTGTTTGTCTTGACCAACGCTAACAAGAAAGTTAGGAAGGGTTCCAAGATTACTATGGGTGAGTGGTGCGACAAGGAAGGGTTCAAGTGGTTCACAACAGATACATTGAAGGAGCTAAAGCGTTATGGCACTACTACTAAATGAACTAAAAGAAAAGATAACTAAAGAGTTTGATGTCTGTCTGCTCTGTGAGTTCCTCGACATAGAACCTGAGGAACTGGTAGAAAGATTTGATGACAAGCTTATTGATAACATACATAAATTTAAAGGACTAGAGGATGAATAAATTACCAAGTGATTACCAAAACTTTATCGCTCTTAGCAGGTATGCAAGATGGCTACCTGAAAAGAAACGTAGAGAAACATGGAAGGAAACAGTAGCACGCTACTTTGATTTCATGGAGGTACACCTGAAAGAAAACACTAACCAAGAGTTAGTACCCAAGACTCGTAAGATTCTTGAAGATGCTGTGCTTAACCTAGAGGTTATGCCTAGTATGAGAGCACTGATGACAGCAGGTCCTGCCTTAGCTAAGAATCATATCGCAGGTTATAACTGTGCTTACCTTAGTGTTGACCATCCTAAAGCGTTTGATGAATGTCTATTCATTCTTATGCACGGTACTGGTGTTGGCTTTAGTGTAGAGCGACAGCAGATAAACAAACTACCTGAGGTACCTGAGGAGTTAGTAGATGTAGAGGATGTTATTGTTGTACAAGATAGCAAGGAAGGATGGCAGTCTGCTTTCCGTAAACTGATTACTTACTTGTATGATGGTGAGATGCCTAAATGGGACTTCTCAAAGATAAGACCTAAGGGTTCAAGACTAGCTACCTTTGGTGGTAGAGCATCAGGACCTGAGCCATTACTAGACTTGTTTAACTTTGCTACCAACCTGTTTAAAGATGCAGTAGGTCGTAAGCTAACTAGCTATGAGTGTCACCGTATGATGTGTAAGATTGCAGAGGTTGTAGTTGTAGGTGGTGTACGTAGGTCTGCACTTATCTCTTTGTCTAACCTAACTGATGAACGCATGCGTAATGCTAAGTCCGGTCAATGGTGGTCTGATACCCCTGAGATGGCACTAAGTAACAACAGTGTATGCTACACAGAGAAGCCTGACATTGGTATCTTCATGAAGGAGTGGACTTCTTTATATGACTCTAAGTCAGGTGAGCGTGGTATCTTTAACAGGGAAGCCGCCGTTAAACAAGTAGCTTCTATTGGTAGAAGACATAGCGACCATGACTTTGGATGTAATCCATGCAGTGAAATCATACTGAGAGACGGGCAGTTCTGTAACCTGACTGAGGTTGTAGTCAGAGCAGAGGACACACAGAAAGACATCATGAGAAAGGTTAGGTTGGCGAGTATCCTTGGTACATTCCAAGCATCACTCACAAACATCAAGCGTCTTCGCCCTAAGTGGGTACACAATACAGAAGA